CCATTGTGGCTGATGAGTGTAAATTCATGTCGAAGTCGAAACTCGATGGTGAGGTTATGCCTGCCCTGTCGGGTATCGTTGACCCTTACGGCAATCTGGGCTACACCGAGGATAACCCGATGTTCAAGAGCACCTTCTTTGCTTCTGATGCCTCGCTGACCAGCAAGGGCAACTGGCTCGAAAAGGAAGAGGATAAGCTCGACGCACATCCGGACACAGGCCCGTTGGTGGATAAGACCTATCGCGAAATCCAGGAGGAATTGCAGGCGTATGCCGAGCGTGTTATCTACTACAACGATCTGATGGATGCAGCCGAGAAAGATAAGTGTGTGCCTATCGTACAGCGTCCGGAGGATATAGAGGCTATCCGCATCAAGGCCGAAGCCATGATGAACCACGAAGGCCCGTTTAAGATCCTGCCTAACTACGGCAAGCGCATTAACAAAGCGATGCTCGACATGGCCGTAAACTACAAACTCATCACGCCTGAAGAAGCGGAATTGATTTTCTGTCATAAGTATCTCATTACCCCAGAACAGGACTTCGACATGCAGATGATTTACCAGTCGAAGCCGTATGCCAAAAAGATCCGTGAGTTACAGTGTAATGCCTTTGCCTTCTGGCGTGTCTCTACCTTAGACAATCTCGATATTGTTGGCGAGTCGTACATAGCTCGCATGGCGCGTGACCTGCCGCCGGTCGTCTTTGCCATATCTATTCTGAATAAGAAGGTGGCTAAGAGCAACGACGGTTTTTATTCAAACCTCGACATCGAGAATATTCACGGCTATATTCCTGATGATTGTCCGGCTATCGACAACTCGTTTACCAAGCGCATGGCGACGGGCATCGTGGGTGGTACGATGGAGCAAGAGGAATACGAGACACCTAACTTTGGCGACCTTCAGACCATCAAGGATTGTACGCTCGATGGCGACGTAGTGGATGCAGCCCCTCTTTATATCAGCATGGACTACAACGCTAATATTAACTGGGTCGTAACCGGACAGCTCTATAAGCGCGACAATCAGGAATGCCTCAATGTGCTTTCCTCTATGTATGTCAAACATGAGCGCAAACTGCGTGAATTGATGGCCGACTGGAACCACTACTATAAGCCTAAGATGTCGAAGTGTAAGGAGGTGGTGTATTTTTATGATGCTACGGCAAAGTTCAAAGGCTATGCCATCGAAGGCATGGAGGACTTTAAGGATGTGGTGATTAACGAGCTGACCCGTTACGGTTGGAATGTACGACCTGTGGATATGGGCTCGCCGTTGGGCCATGAGAAGAAGTATGCCGATATTAATGAGTCGCTGGCTGGTGTGAGTTATCCTGCCATTCGTATCAACCGCGAGAATAACGAGGCGCTGATTGTAGCCATGCAGACAGCAGAGGTGGAAATCGGCTATAAGGGTTTCCGCAAATGTAAGAGTGGTGAGAAGTTGAGTGAGGACGCTGACGATGCAGTACGACTGGAATACCGCACTGATGGCACCGATGCTTTCGACTCGCTTTATATCGGCTGCCGCTATCATCTTACGGCCATGTCGGGTATGTGTTTGCCTATTCCTGGTTAATTATTTCCGTACCCCGATAATCAGTTTGTCACGTAGTCGAAGAAGGCATTTGCTAACTTTGCTTGCAGAAATTTTAAAACGGAAAGATATGACAAGTCTTGATTTCTCTTACGATTATCCCAGCTTCGTCTCGACCGCGTTCGAAGGCGACAGCAAAGTGAGTATGGCCTTCGACCGTGAGGCCCTGAATTTGGTTCATGTAGATACCCGTGCGGATGAGAACGATGTTTGGCGCAAACTGCGTTCCTTCACCATTGGTACTAAGAACGAGTTTTCTCTGACTGGCTCTGCCAGTGGTCAGCAGTATCGCTTACGTTGTGATGCGCGTCCCGTAACATGTGAAGTGGAGCCTATCAAGAGTAGCGGTGGCGGTGGTGGTTCTGACATCACACCAGGCGTACCCATTCCAAAGGACACCGTGAATAGCGACTCCATTCAGGATGGTAGTATTAAGCGCGAAGATCTCTCTGAGGAAGTGCTGGCTGGTCTCGACGAAATGAATAACATCGGACTGACCGAACAGGACATTGAGGATATTTTCTTCCCAGATGGTGATGCTCCCGACACAGGCGATGATGACGATGAAGGTGGTGATGATAACCAGAACCAAAACGTCGAAACGCCTGAGAATCCTGAGACACCAGAGACTCCAGAGAATCCCGAAACGCCTGAGACTCCGGAAACACCCGAAAGTCCTGAGCAACCCTAATCAAGTCTGAAACGGTGCTTGCACCATCAGAATAGTTCACATTTTTATTAACCCCAAATTTTTCAAGCATTATGGCAAAGAAAAAGTTATCTGAACTTGAGTTGATCCTCAAGAAACTTGGTTTTGTCGCCAAGAGTTACACGGATGAGCAGATCACTGCTAACGCCGTTCACATCATCGAGCAGGGCACTGCCGAGAGTGGCTACCTCAAAACTTACATCTTCGCAAAGGGTGTAACGCTGGAGTCTGAGGTTACTCAGGACAACCTGATCGGTAAGGTCAACATCCCGAAGGACTTCCTGGTAACAGCCGTGAAGCGCGTGACTGTCGAAGCCGGTACTGGTGCCCTTGAAGGCAAGTGGGTGATCGTATCTGAGAACGGTACTGCCGTTACACCTTACGAGGCTCCTTCTTCTATCAACGCTGCTGGTATCTGGGCTCTGTTCACCATCAACGTGAAGAGCGGTTCTGCAACTGACGAGTACCTGAGCGTGAACCTGAGCGAGCTCATCGACGTTTACACCGGTGGTAATGGTATCGACGTTACGAACAACGTCATCACCATCGACCTCGACGCTAACGGCGGTCTGGAGTTCACTGGTTCTACCGAGGGCGCTAAGAAGCTGGCCATCAAGATCGACAGCAGCAATGCTAACGGTCTGGCTCTGACCTCTGCTGGTCTGAAGCTCGCTCTGGCTACTCCTTCTACCGCTGGTGTCGGTGGTACTAACGGTGCTATGTCCGCTCAGGACAAGGAGAACCTGAACAAGCTGAACATCGACCTCTGCTCTGACGCTGAGATCGGTAGCTGGTTCGGTTACGCTTCTAACAGCACTATGGTTACTACCACTCTGCCTGCTGTAAGCGACGACTCCATCGAGGACGAGTAATCCGTGATGAATGACTGACGGTGGCGAGGGTGTTCCTTGTTATCCTGGCACCCTCGCCCACCGAAAGTCTTTTGCTCATAATGCAGAAAGAAAGATTGTTATTCTGAACGACTATGGCAAAGAAGAAATTAAGTCCACTTGGTCTGTTGCTGAAGAAGATGTCAGTACTGGCCGTGGCCAAGTTCGCTACTATAGTGCAGCATGTAGCACTGAGCGACCGCGTGACCCAACTGGAGGCCGACGACGGTAGTTTCATGCTGTCTGTTGACTATGATACCGGCATGCTCGTGCAGACCGGATCTGTTAATGGTACATTCGGTGTGGATTACGAGACAGGTTACTTGACCTTTACGCCCGCACCTGCAAGTGGAAACTCTTAAAATGATTATATGATATGTTAAACATCGCAAGAATCTTACAGAAAAGCAAGGGTGCCTACAGTGCTTCCCAGCAGTATGATATCCTTGATATCGTACAGCAGGGCGCGGCCCTCTATGAGTCGAAGAAACCGAATAATATCGGTCATGCGGTTACTGATACGGAATGGTGGAACCTTCACTATGACCTCTCCGAGGCCATCGCTGCCGCTACCAGTGTCAATATGCCTACGACGGAGGATCCGACGCTGATTCGTCGTATCATGTGTATTGGTACTGACGGACAGCCGCACGCCATTACGCCGCTGACACTCATTAAGTATGTAATGGAAACGCTGGTTGACTACGATGTCATCGCACGTCCGAAACCCTCTAACAGTTAGTAGCTAAGGTATGAAAAGGCTCAATAACTCCCAACCGTTGTCGGTGACGATGACCTATCGCCCCTTGACTACTGTGCTTCGCATAGAGCCATTGGGCAATCTGTCAACGACGCAGTTCTACAGCCAGGCAGCGCTGGAGTGGTTTCCGGATCATACCAAGACTCCTGTGTTCGATGAGAACGGTCATCAGACGGACGGGACATTGCGCCTGCATGCCAACTACTTCATCCAGGATGAAGATGGTCTGATTGATATGGCCGACCTCTCTCCGCAGGTGTTCTGGTATATTGATGATGCCGAAAGTGGACAGGTGACAGATACCGACCCGACGAAGGATTTCTATATCGTTGGTCGTGATCTCTACGTCCGTAAGAACTTTACTCACCTGGCAGGCGCGAAGGTCTATTGCGAGGTACGTGTTACCGACCCCCGAAACTCACAGCCGATAGTCCTCTCCGATACGTTGCAGCTCAATGCCGTACTGAAGGCGAAGGAACAGTATGCTATATCGCTCCTGTGCGATAAGACGCTGAAGCACTATCCGCTTCATGCTGCCTCGCCCATCTACGATATAGAGGCTGAATGCCGCAAGGGTGCCATTCTCTATGACGACCGCGTGGCGTGGTTCTGGGATTATTCCGACAATATGGGCCAGACATGGAAAGCCATCGATGCCTCATGCCTCTGGTATGTCAGCGGTAAGAATACCAAGAAACTGAGAGTTGACATGGATTATATCGAGTCGCTGATGGTTCGCTGTCGCATCGGTGTGACAAACGGAGCTCAGACTGCTGCTCCTGATGTCAACAATGAGGCTACGGCAAGTATCGCATGGCGATGGCCCAAGCTCAATGCACAGGTATTCTCCTATGGAGGCGACCGCATTTTTGCTGAGAATGCCAGCATGCGTTTCGGTCTGATCGTACATTGTCAGAAGCATAACGACCTGACAACAGCGGAAAAGAAGCACTGGCTTCTGACCTCATGGGTCATCCGTAAGCAGGGCAGCAGTGCTTCGCCGGTGTTCCTTAATAAGCATGACCTGGAAGTGGATGTGCCACAGTCATATCTCTTCGGTCAGAATCTCGAAAAGTTCATCCTCGACCCAAATCTGGGTATGCGGGGTGTCTATGACATCGTAGGTCTCTCTGGTGGTGATGAGATAGAACTCTCCTTCGGACAGACCTTCGCAATACGCTCTTAAAATAATTCTTTAATACATTATTTATTATGATTAAATCAAAAACCTCTCTCGCTTCTGGTGAAGGAATCTCGAAGGTTCTTACTATCACCAATCAGAACAATGTCTATGAGGCAACGCCCTCAGAAGTCATGGAGGGTGCTACTCCATCCCCCGCAGTAGGTGCCATTGCTACGCAGTACACCTTGGAGGAATCCAGCAACCCTGCTATCAATCTCTCTAATCGTGGTGCCGCTGAACTTTACCAGGCTCAGATGGGTGGCTACATGTTGTTAATCAAGAGTGGAAAGGTCTATGCCGCCAAACTCAATGGCTCAAATTGGGATCGTTTTGCCGATGGTACACCTGTTAGCAATCCCGACCTCTTCGAGTGCATGGTACGTGTGCCTGACTGTCATTTCAAGGGTCAGGGTAAGCACATGGATTTCGGTGGCCTTACTCCTATCGACGGTGGTAAGACGTTCGGATCGCCTCATTGGGTGGGTGCCTATCTGATGGGTTATCCTGCTAATGGCGCTAACGGCACGAACGACTGGCACTCTCGCCCAGGTTACAAACCCGCTCACAGTAAGACGATGCAGACCTTCTGGGATCGCGTACAGGCTAACCTTGGTTCGGAATGGGGCCTTGCTAACTACGGTTTCTTCTGTCTGATCAATGCCCTCTACCAGGCTCGCTATGGCAACCTCAATTCACAGGCAACCATCGGTGCCGGTTTCCAGCATTCTAATTGGGAGGCATGTCGTGACGTGCCTACTGGCTTGCTGAAGCATCTGGGTGATGGTTCTGGATCTGTGCTTTACAATGACTCTACCATCGGCGACCAGTACCCTGTGAAGCTCTTCGGTTTTGAGGATCTTTGGGGTAAGTTGTGGGAGTTCCGTCCTGGCATCCGCTTCTATATGGACGGTCAGACTCGTAAGGCTGTTGTCTATAACGGCAACATCGTAAGCAACACCGTAAGCAATGGTGATGCCGCTTTCGACCATGAGTTTGAATGCCTCTCTTCTGCATCTGGTGCTTACATCCGCTCTATGCAGTGTGGTGAGTTCTGGGATATGATTTGCCAAAGCGTTAGCGGTGGTAGTGCTTCGACCTACTATTGCGACGGATATTGGGCCGCTACGACAGGAGAGCTGCTGTTCGTGGGTGGTTACGCCGATAATGGCGCTCGCTGCGGGCTTTCGAGCTCGATCTCGTATGACGCTTTCTCGCACTCGCGCTCGTACGTCGGCGCTCGCCTGGCCTTCTACGGAGAACCGGAAATCGTCAGTGGAGCGGAGTTGGTGGCTTTGGCCGCGTAAGCGGACAATAGCCAGCCAACAGGCGTTATCTCGTAATGCACGGGGCTGCGTAGCAGCCTGAGCGGAATTAGGCGCGAAGCGCCCTGTGCCTTTACTTTCAAATTAAAATTATCAAGTTTCACTATTAAAAAAAAA